GCGGCTAGAAACCTTTCGTGCGCGGGAAGTTTGGATTCCAGGACCAGGTCCGGGATTTCACGTAAATCCTAGATAACTGATCCTACGGATCCAGATGACCCCCTCAGAGGGTGATTCTAGAATCACCAACAGAGGATCTTGAGCATTAGGAGTCAACTTCTATAATAAGAGCCCGCCCCACAAGGGACGAATTCTTCATTATATATAGTTAACCCCTGGATTCTACGAATCCAGGAATGACTCCGTGCTGAGTACACCCTTGAGCCAAAGTGACTAACCTTTTCCGCCTCGCGGCGAACAGTTAGCCCCTCTACTATTTTGGTTCCCAACATCTTACTATAGGAGTTGGAAGCCTAAATACTCAAGGCTCTGGTGACTCTTCTATAACACCAACAGAAGAGATCATTGGAGTTTGTACAGAAAAGTGAATTTGAATGGAATAACACTGTAACATCGCTGTTAGGCATTTCGGCCTATAGTGTATCGAACAGTTGACTTCCCCATCCACCTCTCTAACATTCAGTTAAGTTATGAAAGAGACGAGGATAGGTCTCACAACCTTTCCTTCACTTCGTAATAAAGCTGAGGGTTTGCCCTCTTCCGTTAGGTCGCCTGCCATTTCATGCAGCAACATACATTGCATCTTCTAGATGTTGTATCTCTATTACGGTCATTCTCCCCACTAGTGGAGCATATCTGATGCTCTCAGCGGGATCGAGATGATACCAACTTTTTTACTGCGTTCTAGGAAAGATAACAGTTTTAGACTATTATCCAACTTAGGCTTATGAGAGGTATTAAGTTTATAAAACTCAAAATCCCTTTTCATCTGCATGTATTCATCATACATAACTAACAGTTCTTCAATTGGTAGGATGTCAAACGCTTTACCTATCTTAGGTGTAACTCTATATCTCTCTCAATAAAAGAGGATATCTAGTATATCACCAGGGATAGGAGGGCCAAAGATAGATCCACATTCCTGTTTCACTTTGTCGAGATACCCTTTTCGGGACATCTCTAGAAGCAATTCAGCAATACGGTCTGTCAGATAACCCCGTGCATACGAATCGAACAGTCGAGAATACCAGGCAATCTTGGGTTGATCTATAAAGGGAACCTGGATCGGAAGATCTTTGGTTCATCTTAATATAACATCCTCAAGAGGCCCGGCTTTGATATTACCAATTATACGACCACCAATGAATCTAAAAGGATTCTTGGGATCGATAAGGTAGTCACAAAGTACCTGAAAAGGCATTTTCCCTTGTTTTACGATGTTGCTAACTATAAATAGTAAACTGTATAAGTAACTATCTATATTAGATCATTGCCGTCCAGTCAGAGTCTTAAGGACTCTCATTGGATGACTATCGATCTTTCTAGACAACAGATCGTATGCCATAGAGGCTCTACCAAAGAGGCTATCTAAAGCCCTCGCTTGGCGTCAGCTAAAAGCAGACACCTCTCGAGGACCAATAGAAACCCTCTTGGCAAACTCAATAACTGGTCGATCAGGAGCTATCAGGGATTTAGAGGGATTACACGATACCCCAAGTCACGTCTCCATTACAGAAAAGTAAAGAGATGCGACCCGAGAATCGAAAATCACAATATCATCCCCCAACACTTCATATTTCTCGAATCAGGATTTCTGTCGACCGTAAATACGTTCGACACAATACTGTACGATAAGATGATGTGTTAGGTTCAGCATAGCTCAGGAGGACAATGCCCCCATTGGTTGCCCAACGGAGTACTTAACCTTCGAGGGAATATTAATACCCAATCGTTTAGATACGGGTATAACATACTCTCTAAGAGTTAAAAGGTTTACCCATGCCTTACCAAAAGAAGTAGCCAATGTAGGAGTCTCTATGGGGTCTATACCTCATATCGAATCTAACACGGCTGACTGCAATTGGATAGGAAGACGGTCCGTCGCAGCACTCAGGTCATAGCAATATGAACAATTAAATTCAATTGCTTTAGCTTGAGCACGCTTGAAACCCGCATCCTGGTTATGTGTCGAATCATTTGGAATGAAACGAAATAACCGGAATAGGGCATCATGCAACGGCTTTAATATGGATTGAGTCCATACGTCCACCATGGCAAACACTCTCACTTTCCCGGCCGCCTCCTCCTTAAAGGAGAGTTGGCCGAGATTGATCGAGTCCTTGGTAAGGTTCGCCTTATCATTGTATATTCCTGGCAGCGTCGGATGTCATCACTCGGGGGTAGTAATCACCCCGGGAGCCGGAACAAGTTCCGGATCAATCTTACGACGACTTTCCATGAATTTTCAAACAATGGACATGTCGTAATAAAGACTGAATGACCCTGAATAAACTGCATAATCAAAGAATTCGGAGCGCTTCATTCACTTCGCCACATCCACAAGACATCCCTTTCAGGATGGATTGTATGTAGGCGAGGCTTTTTGGATACGCTCCAAACCAAGACTAGCTCGTAGTTTTGGAACCTTGACCAAAAGGGTAACCAACCGACGGGAATTTCCCGTTAGTCAGGTACTCACCTGGTCAAGTGCTTCCACACTACCTGTGAAGGGGTCAGTAATGGTATTTAACTTCATTTTAGGTGGACAGGATATAATCCTGTACACAGAAAATATCGTTAGATATCACCTGACAACCGACACAGTCAGTTTACCAAGTTCCCTCTGATCTCTCAGAGGAATAAACTTAGGTAGACCCGCTTTTGTCAGCCCCGGTAAGGGCAAACAAGGTTCAATCTCTCTCATTGATTTTAAGGGTTTACCCCCTAAATATCTCTGAAGAGAGACGTTGCAGGCTTTCAGATATTTCACAACAAATTCGGATCCATGTATACGATTCAATCGTATTAACATGTTTCCCAATTTAGTGAGAAGCTGGAGTCGGCTCGATACCTGACGGGAGGTGAAGATGAAACGAGAGAATAATCTCCCGTAACGTCTTCACACCGCCAAAAATTCTTTCGAATTTTTGAGTGAGACCATATAACTATGCTCCACTATTGGAGAGAAAGCGGAATTTAATTTAAATTTCGTTTTTCTTTTCATAGTGGTAGTTATAATTAGTGGGTCTCCGTCCACCGCCGATTGCTCGACAGCTTTCGGAGGACTGGGCTCAGGTACCCAAACCTTGGACTTGCTACTAACCAGGTTGTTACTCTGGCAATAGGCAGCTAGTACCGTCACCTCTAGAGTGTTCCCCTGTTTACAGGGTCTCTAGAGCCGGTTTTCACCTTCACGGGTGTAAAGGTTTGACCGTTAGCAATAACGGTGGTTTCCTCGAGAGCGTGATGCTCTCG